TAAAATCAAGTGCTGTATCAATATTCATGTGTCCTCGAAGGACGTGTTCGTAATTCGGTTGGTTCTTGTCCACAAACTCCATGGAATAATTTGCTTCACAGAGAATATGGTTTACTTTCTGCTTGGAAAAATCGTATGGACAATACTCCAAGTCCGTAAGGAAAAGCAGTTTTCCGATGTCCTCATGCTCCACCATGTACCCGTAACACTCAATATCCGTGTCATGCGGCACATTAAATGGTGTCACGGTAAATTTCCCTATCCTCTGCTTTTTCATTGGCGGGATTGCCTTTGTAAGCTTTCCGGTAATGATTTCCAACGCCGATTGCGTCTCAAGTGCGGAATATACCGGTATACCGGCTTTTATGTACTCGGCAACGTACCTGGCATGGTCTCCTAACCATGCTCATGAGAGATAATGCATCCGGCAATCTTGCGGACATTCCAATTTAGGACTTTCTTACAATCAATGAATCTGCAACCGCACTCAATAACAAGTGCTTCGTCCTCATCATGCAAAACATATCCGTTACCGCTTGAACCGGAATTTATGACACTCAAAAGCATTTGAATCACCTCACTTTCTTCTGCCAAGAATTTTAAGTTTCATCCAAAAAATTCCTCTCTAACATCGATTACCCGCCTTGTCTGTTTTATCAGCTCTCTGTTTTCTTTCGTTCTCTGCTCATTGTCACAAATAAACTTGCGGCAGATTTCTGGTCTTACTGGATATATCCGGCATTTCTCGCGGCTTTTATCTGTATCCAGAAACGGGCAGGTCATGTCAAATGTTCTTTGAGCAACCGGTAAAAGATGTCTACATTCCTTGATGTGGTTCTTTTTGATATACCTGCGGATGGTAGCAATTTCTTTCTCACTCATTGGTAATATATTAGAACAGCAGCCGCCGCATTGGGAACATTTCCCATCTTTCGTGAAATTGTAAATGTTATCTTCCATTTCACGCTTGGTAAGTTCCAAAAGTGAAATTACATCTGCCATAGCTTATGCCTCCACATCTTCATCTTTTGGAAATTGGAATACTTTTGGCAGTACCCAAAAATTAGGCTGTATATAATTATTGCTCATAAAGCTCTGCCCACCTTCTAATTTCATGTATGACAAATAGGTTTCTCTAAGCATTTCCATGGCTTTTCTTGCCTTTTCTTCGGTGGAATACTTAGCCATGGTATTCATATATCCAGAATCGGGATGTGGAGAAAACACGATAATTTCTCTTTTATCAAGATTACTTATACAAACTGCCACAGCTTCATATGGAAAATCAAATCTACCGTCCTGCGATACAATTCTCATAGCCTACACCTCAAATGGCGCTTTATCGTCCACCTCTTCGACATCAACAGCTTCCGGCTCTACCGTCTGCGGATTTTCTACGGTCTCGGCAACTTCCGGCTCGTCAACAATAAATTCCTTGCTGTTGGCATTTTCCGCAATCTCATTTTGCACGGAAACATAGGTTTCATCCAATTGATTAAAGGACTGCTTTGCCATACTGTTCAAATTCTTAGGATATTTCTTAACCGCATTATTCCTCATTTTCCGGACAAACATGGATTCCGGTGTATCAAGCCATGCTGCACTAATATATGGTTTTGCCAACTCGCACGAAAGCATATCCTCTAAGGTCTCGCATTTTTTTAACGCGTCAAAAATTTCTTCTTTTCTAGCATCAATCTGCTTCTTTTCCTCTGCGGTCGCATCATATCGTGTCTTTGGTTTCCCTTTAGAATTATTACCCTTGAGAATATCAAAGGTTTCATTCGTCAGATTTTTGCGAACATGAGCAAAAAGATTTGTTTTTACAGCATCCCGCTCCGCGATAAGGTACTGAAATGTACCATCTTTCAGTTTCAGAGGGTAAACCACACGCACAACCTTTTGTGAAAGTCCTTTTTCTTCCCATTCCGGCGGGGTCACTTCAATGCCTTTGTGCCTTGGATATACAAACACATCTCCCTCTTTTACAAGCCAGCATGGATAAACGGTTTCAACATTTTCTCCGTAGTTTCGGAGCATAGCGTCATTTCCGTCGCCCTCAATGCCCATCTCTACTACCTGTATATATTCGCTGCCCACCTTTTTAGTTAGCAAATGAAAATAGCACTCTCTCGGTACTGCATTGGCATTTAGCTTAAGGCTTGCAGCCTGACCTACAATTTCACGAAGATTTGATTTGTCAAGGTCGTTTAAATCCTTTACCTTATCACTGTCCTTCACAAGCTGCCATATGCTTGTCATTGCTGCCATTGCGCATTGTTTTGAGTATTCATCAAATGTAACACCGCATAACTCGAAATCCTTTGTCACAAGATTCGTGATCGAATTTGTCCATTGGCTAACTGCTGTGTTAATTTTCTGCACTTCTAAATTATTTGCCATGATTTACTCCTCGCTCTCCTCCAAAATTTTTATGATTTCTTCCAGTTCTGTAACGCGTTTCTTCGCCACCGTAAGATTTCCTTCGTAAAACGAAAGAAATGCTTCTACTGCCTTGCTTCTGCTAGGCTCTGTGAAATATATTACAAGATTATAATTTCCTATCTGTTTGCCAATATCGCTTTTATGCAATGTAGTTCTACAATAAAATGGGAAACATCCGCTCACAACTTTATAGGTTTGCGGTTTTTCCACCACCTCTACTTCAGCACATTCCAGTTTGCCGTGATCTGATTTATATCCGTATAATTTCATCTACTCCACCTCAACTCCATCTCAAATTTCAGTTCCTTATCCTCTGATACCGCCAGAAGAATCCGCTGCGCATCCATATCCGGCAGATTGAACTCGTTAATGCTCTCCGCGTTGTCGATAAAGATAGGTGCCGTCGCTCCGTACAAATCGCTCAATGATTGGATGATATCCAGTCCGACAATAATCCGGTGCCCGCTGTTCAAAGTGCTGTATGGAACACCATTTACGGTGCATTCACAACATTCCTTAACGCCGCCATTTAACTGCATGTCAAACAGTTTCCACGAAACGGCGGTGTTGAACTTGGAATTGATACTTTCCGAAATCTTCATCATCTTTTCTTTGATAAAGGATTCCAGAAGATACAACATTTTCTCCATCTCCGCTACTTTCTGCCCGACTTCTTTCTGCTCGGATTCCAGTTCCCCGATTCGTTCCTCAATCTCAACATTCTTGGAAGCCTTGGCGATTTCTGCTTTTACAGAATCCAACTGTGCCACATACTGCTTACGTTCTTCCTTGAACGTCTCCGCCGCGTCTGTATTGGATTTCATTGCTTCAATCTGCGCTGTGATCTCCTCATGCCGGGCTTTAAGCTTCACGTATTCCTCATTCTGGGAATAATCCGCTTCTGCCGGAAGTTCTGCCAACTCCTTTTCTGCTTCATTCTGCTTTGCAAGTGCCTCTGTCTCCTTTTTTTTCAGAGTGGAAATCTGTTCCTGCAAAGAAGCATTTTCCTTCGTCAAATCCTCCATTTTCTTCTTTAATGTATCAGCTTCGGCTTTAATGCTTTCCTGCGTACAAGCTTTTTCCTGCATAAAGGTTTTCTTCGCCTCCGCTAATCCATTTTCCAATCGTTCCTTTTCGGCAGCCTTTTTACGCTCAAAATCAGCCTTTAACTGCTCAATTCTATCATCTGGTAGAGTCTGACCACACATGCTGCAAATCGTACTGGATTCATCAAACTGCCACTTGGATTCATCAAACAAGAATGGGGTTTCATCAAAGACAGACTCCTTATTTTCCTTCCATCTCTGATTGATGTCCGGCTTTCTCGTTTCCGCTGCAGCAAGCAGCTCCTTGTTGGTTGAAATCTTCTTCTCATATTCTGTGATCTTGCCGTGATCATTATTAAAAATCTGCCTTGCAGCATCCTTTGCATTTTCCAGAGAAATACGTTTTTCTGACAATCCACGATTCATAGTCTGCATGATGCCAGACATATCCATCTGGAGACGCATTTCCTCTGCCATCAAATCAGATACGGCACTACCGGCATTCTCGATTTTCTGATCAATCTCGGCAATGTGCCGCTCCAAATCAGCCTTTGCCAGCTCCTGCTCTGCCACATCGACATCCACAAGGGATTTTGACAATTCATCAATCCGAACCGGAATCTCTGTCTGCTTTTTCTTCCATTCGCTCAATGCTTTCTGGAACTTCTTGGAAATATCATCCGTTGATGGTGCTTTCTCCAATTCCGGGAGCAGATCCGCAAAATTCGGATTCTCCCTTGCCAACTCAACATCCGAAATGTCAGAAACAAGTTTCATCAGGATATCTCTCTGGTCCTTCCATTTCATCCCGACAAAATATGCCGGATTCGTAAGCATTTTAAACAAATCTTCGTTGACCAGATCTGATATGTACGACTTATAATCCGCTTCGGATTTCGGGTAGCCGTCAATTTCAAAGGAATTGACATTTCCCTGCAGCACCGAGGTATCGGTACCGCGCTTTTTTACCCAGTTCTGTTTCTGC